AAATTATCCCAATACGATGTGAATGCGACAACTACGATTACCGCACAAGTAAGAGAGAGACAACTAGGCTGTCTCGCTAAGAATATATACTACGAAGCAGGTGGTGAGCCCTTTGAAGGCAAAGTCGCTGTAGCACAGGTAACTATAAACCGCGTGAATAGCGGAAAGTTCCCCGACGATGTCTGCGGAGTGATATATCAGAAGAACATATTCTATCAAAAGGTAGTTTGCCAATTCTCATGGGTTTGCGACCGTGTGTCGGCATTTGATCCCAAGAATAAAGCCAACTATGCAGAAAGTATGATTGCCGCACAAAAGGTGTTATTAGAGGAATATCGACTTCCCGGAATCAAGGACGCACTATATTATCATGCGGACTATGTAAATCCGGGATGGAAGAAAGAGCAAGTAGCTAAAATTGGACGTCACATCTTTTACAAATAAGGAAATATTATGAAAGCGTATTTTTTGAATAAAGCCAGCGATCTTCCTAAGCTCGTTATTAAATTTTTCCAAGAACATCTTGGACAGGTCAGCTCACATACATTGGGGTGGATCACTATCATCTTGCTACATTTTGCCAGCATTCCCACATTGCTTGCTGTACTAATGGCGCATAGTGACAGGTTGCCTCCTGTGGATATCATGGTTTTTGTATGGAGTGCGCTGTTGACCTTGTTCTTCAAGAGCTTGATCGAGAAGAATTTCCTATATGTAGCTACGATTTGCTTGGGATTTGCCGCACAAACACTATTGATGGGTTTGATACTGTTCAAATAAATAATTAGATGCGAATACAAGATCTATTAGAAAACGAAAATATCCCTCATCTATATCTCGATATGGATGGGGTTCAAGCCGACTTTTTCACACAGTGGGCACGTTGGTACTCTAAAAAAACTGGTAACCCGGACGTACAACGATACAAAGATATCGGAGATAAACAGGCCCGCGAACAAAGCATAGAGATGTTGAACAAAGAAGGTCCGGAGTTTATCGAACAGTTCTTTGCTAATTTACCAGAACTTCCTGGGTTTAGTACATTGTTGGATTGGTTAAAGACTAACAATATACCGTTCACTATCTTAAGTGCTCCTCTACGTGGTAACCACGAAGCTAGTATAGCAGGCAAGAGGGCATGGCTCGATGAGCATAATCCAGGTACTAGTGCCAACGCTATCTTCACTGGTATGAAGGAAAAGTATGCTACCAAAGGTGGTCAAAATGTTCTAGTTGATGATCACAAGAAATACATCGCCAGCTGGGAAGCCAAAGGTGGTATTGGTGTGCTACATAGAGACAATAATGTCCAAGCTACTATCAATGCTCTTGAAAAGATTTATTTCGGAGATGAAGAACCCAAAGGCGACCTAGATCTAAATGAAAAGACCAGTCCTGATGTTTGCCGTAGTCCAAAGCGTCTAGGTCGTAGTGACCACAGCAGTTGCGTATCACAAGGATTACGTGCACATCAAAGTAAAGGCAAAGGCCATACAGACGGTCACGGTAATTATCTCAAAGGCAAGAAAGCCAAGAGCGTTAAGTACGGCGGTAGTGTCAAAGACTACGACGGCAAGTAATTAAATCTTTCTTTTAGAAATAATTATATCTGTAGAACAATGACATTCTTTTTGCTCACAAATTTCAGGTTCAGTGGGCCATTGTATTAATTCGGATTGATTGACATTTCCTATAAATCTAGGATTTCCTTGCCTACAATTGGCTCTCTGTATCCTACCGTCGTAATGTATAAACAGACTTTCTAGTCCTATATCACATTCCCATCCTCGAAAATCGTTAAGTCCTGAATTGATAATATCAATAGTATCTGGACGGTCTGTCGTGGTTCCGTCATCCCAATGATAGTTACATCCCATCAATACCGGAGCCTTTCTTCTTTTTACGAATTTTAGTACAGCCCCAAAACTTAACTTTACAGACCTATGTGGATTTTCTAATATCCACTTATCCTGTTCGAGTGTATAATCTCTTCCTAGTGTATTTCCTACACTCCAGTCTTGTAACCTTACAGCTTCAACACTGACGTCAGCTTGATTAACATAGTATTGATAAATTTCTACGCATCTGTCCCAGTAGCGAGTATCCATCATAACACGTACCGTTGTACTTGAATATTTGTTTGCCGCTTCAACTTTTTCTTTAAAATTAGGATCTTCAAAACTAGGATGAAAGCTAAAACTAATTCCATTTATGTACGGACTGATCTCTTCATAGTACCGAGGGCTTCTAGCACCATTAGTGGTTACTGTGACTGTATTTCCTTTGTCGTGAAACATCTTAACTAATTCAGGTAAGTGAGGACTTAATGTAGGTTCTCCACCTGCGATACTGATGTTTATTTTTTTATGTCTTAACATTAGTTCATTGACAAACTTTTTGGCATTATCCCATTCATAATGATGATTTTTTCCATCATGTAGTCCTTTAGGACAATAACTACAGGCATTGGTACAGATATTGTTGATAACCCACGTTAACTGCATTACGTTGGGAACCTGGCTAATTCCTATTAGTTTCTTTGTCATAATATGTCTTTAATAACACCACAGCGTGTTCTATTCCATACATCGTAGAAAGTTACTTCAATCTCTGGATTTACTATATAAAGCTGTGATAGTATTTTGTATTGTTGTGCGTGACATTGATCATGTCCAAATATCATTTGTCCAGCATCGGTACTGAATATGTTAGTTAAGTTCATCCATACTTTGTTGTAGTCTTGTATTATATCTAATAATCTAGTAGCATCCCTATACAAATCCACTTCTAAAAATTCAACATTTCTTTGTTTAAAATCTTGCCAATAAGTTATAAATGCTTCTTCATTCTCAAAGTGATTCCATAACTCATCTAAACCGTTTTGGAAACCTTGGTCTTCTGTAAAGGTTGAACTATGATGTCCAATCCATGTAAAATGATCACGATCTGGAAATTCTCTAATACAAGATAATAGATCATTATCCTTCCATTTGTGTAGATGGTTGTACCATTTAAGAGCAACAGGATTAAAATCGTATATCAATATTTTTGTGTCAGCTGATACTCGTTGTGGCGTCTTAAATAAATCAAATAACTTAAACCCACTAGCGGTGTTTACAACTAGATCGTATATTCCGTTGTTTCGAATATTCATATCTTCGGAGTTGAATAGCCATATTTGATCTTTAACAGATAGGCTATCTCTAATCCATTTATCTTGATTCCAATTTTGTTCCGGAAAAGGTGTTAGTGTCTCTATACTGTTTAGGAATTGATCTGTATTATCTTCTGGGTAGATATAAAATTTACTGAGTCTTAAACTTTCCGATAGTGTGATTATCGGCCATCTACCGTTCATCAGAGCAGACGCCAGTTTCCACCCTTGGCCTGCTCCTACTTGTTCTTTCAGTTCCCCGGTGGGTCTTATCCATAGCGGAGTATAGTCATGATGGAAGTTTTCTTCACTTCTCTCTATTACAGGCAGTAATTTAGGATTTTTGTCCCAATGACCAAACTCTGGCATACCTACTTCAGCCCATGCCTTTATATTAACGATAAAAAACTGATGATGTAATTCTAACCACCGATCGGGTTTACAAAGAGGATGTCCGGCAAACCCAAAATTGTTTTCGTTGATAAACTGATTGAGTTCGTTGACAAAATTATAATTACGGATCTGGCATCCAGCGGCGATGACTACACAATAATCAGATTGTTTATCTAATGCTTCTTTTAATATTTCATGTATTTGGTCTTTACATATGATCGTAAAAGGAGTTTGTCTACGTCTCTCGAGCCGCTCTAAATAAAAGAGACTAGCTCCTTTGGCTCTGATATACATTTTAGTATTCCTAATACGGTCACGTTGATTATATATTCCGTAAGAAATTTTAAGCATTATTTGTAAATCTTTCTATAGCTTGTTGTTTTAATTTTTGATTACCTGATCCGTGAACAATAAAATGATATCTATGTTCGTTAGATTGATTCCAAACAATATGTTCATTACCAACATCTAACACAAACCCTTTACCTTGTTCGAAAGGCAACCGTCCCCATTTACGAAAATAAAAATCGCAGCCTTTAGGATTATTAATGGCGATATTCACTGGACCAAATTGTCTTCCTGAACCGTCTACGTGCGGCATTATGTATCCGCCCGCTGACAATTTCATAATACGAACACGATCATATCTTTCATATCCTAATGATTTAATAAACTCTGAACAGGTAGGAAACATATCACACGCTTCTGTCCAGCGGTAGTTTGCTTCTTCTGCAGTTTTGTAACCATATTGATCAAAGTGTTCTGTAAAGGTAGGACCAATTCCGTGTAATGTTAACGCAGCCCAACCTTCGTGATTGTAGCTAAAATGTCGATCTTTTTGCCTATGCCCTACAAACATATGATCATTTGCTTGACATTCTTGATGCATTTTTTCAAAGTCTGCTGAAAATACCAAAGGAAACCAAGGCCAATCGGATTGATGTAAATTAGTAGGTATTGGAAGTTTAGGATACCATTGGTTAGTTAAACTTTCTTCTATAAATGATTCTAATATATCTTTCATACTATCTCAATGTCAATTGCCTGTTCTATTTTTGAAAATACTTCTATGTTCCATTTTCTTCTTACTTCGCTATAAGGCACGACCCAATCTTCTGTATTGTTGTGGAATTTTAAAAAAGTGTCATCAAATACTACTGATCCTAAATAATATCTCCCCAAGGATAACGCTGATAAATCTCCTATCGGAACCTTAGATTTTAGATCAGGGGATAGTTCAGTATACCATTTCCAGAATCGAGACTCGGTAATTTTGTGTTGCGATCTATGATCGCAAAAATTTAACCAGGCTTCAGAACAAAATGTTTCTTGTAACTTAATTTGATTATTGGCGATTAATCTTATATCGTTGTCTAACATCGCATCTTTCCAATCTTTCCCTAAGGTGTTATATCCGAGATATAATTGTCCCCAACTGAAGTCAGTATCTAAGAATAATCTATCTTCTGGATTTATGGGATCACCTCTTTCAAAAGGATCATATTGAACTAGGCAACTAAAATGCGGAAAAAAACTAGGAGATAGGGCTGACTCTATAATATGTATATACTCATTGAGTTTTAACCATGCTCGATGAAAGTCTTCTTTAAAATATAATCCTGGCCATATATTTGGATCTCGGATCTCTCCCTGTTTAATTGGAAATGCGTTTTGGTGTCGTTCACCGTATAGCTCAAATTCTTCGTGTAAATGATTCAGTGCCTCGTCGGTAATTTCGGATACATTTCTAAATAACGGTAACTGCTTGTCGTAGTATCGGTTTATCTTTTCGATGACCTCATTAATAGTGCTCATTAACTCGCCGAGATCTTTTGAAGTCTTGTTGCTAATTTTTAGTTCTAAGATATCCTTAGATTTTCGTCTGCGATTTACAATAGCTATCCATCGATCTAAAAGACTGGTAAATGCCAGCTTGTATCGTATTTTTAAAATCTCTCCATTTTTTAATCTAAAGTGAAATATAGCATATCGTTGATTCATGATGATATTTAATCTATAGTATACGTATATCAGTATTTCTTGATTTAAAAATTCAAAGCCTTAAATATTGTCATGCTTAAACTTAAATTAATACAGAAACTTAAAAAAATCTATACAAGATATCGACTAGGATATGATCCTATCAAACCACAAATTAGCCCAACTGTGTGTGCTGTTCCTTGGATGCATTTAAATTTTGAACCAAATGGTAAAGTTGTTCCATGCTGCTTAACCTCCACTTATAACTACTTTGCAGGAGACCTTAATAAGGAACCTATTGGAGAAATATGGAATAGTAAAAATATGAAAATCCTCCGTAAGGAAATGATGTGCGGAAAAGAACCTGAAATATGCCATAAATGTTTTGACAAAGAGAAAGTAACAGGAGAGAGCGGAAGAGTACACCACAACAGAGAATTCCCCCATGTAATTAAGTCTATCCCTAACCTAACATTAGATGATGGATCTGTCACAGAAATGAATTTAAGATATTGGGATTTCCGTTTTAGTAATCTTTGTAATTTTAAATGTCGCAGTTGCGGCCCTAGATATAGTTCAGCGTGGGTCCCGGACGCTAAGAAGCTAGGATGGAGAATAGAAGATGAAAAGGTTACTGCTATAAACGGAATTGAAAATAACACCAATTATGATTTCTTAGAGGATCAGATAGGAGTCGTTGAAAAAATTTACTTTGCTGGAGGAGAGCCGTTGCTCATGCCCGAGCATTGGCAAATACTAGAACTATTAGTTAAACACAAAAGATTTGATGTAAGGTTAAGTTATAATACCAACGTATCCACATTAAATTATGGCGGAAAGAATGTAATTGATTATTGGAAACAATGGAATTTTGGCAAACTAGAAGTTTGGCCAAGTATTGATGAAATAGGTCCTAGAGCAGAATTGATTAGATCCGGAACCGTTTGGTCAAAAGTAGAAAACAATCTAATAGAACTATCTAAACTAGATAACATTATCCTCAGACCGGGAATTACTGTCGGTGCTATGAATATTTTTAGGCTTCCTGAGATAATTGAATATCTAAAAGACATAGGAGTGTTAAAACAAAAACACAACTATAATAATTTTTACCTTAATTTACTAGAGCAACCGAGTCATTATCATGTTCATATTTTAGACGATAAATTTAGAGAACAGACAATACTTAAATTAGAAACATGGATCGCTAAATTTAATTTAGAAAATAATACTGATATATCATCAAAATTTACACAAATGCTACATGAACTCAGGAAACCTAGAGATTTGCATTCTTTGAAAAGATTTTTTCAGGTAACTGAACAGATAGACGGGATAAGAAATGAAAACACTTATGAAATCATTCCCGAACTAAAAAAATTATTAGATAATGAAAAATAGCTTAAATGTTGTTGTTAGTGCTCCTATAGATGTTTGGCCTTATAGTTACCCAGATAATCCTAAATCATCTATATTACAGTTTGTTGGCCCTGACAATGAAGAACTATATCAGCGTAATTTAAAGAATCTTTCCCAAGATTGGATTTATAGAACTAAACCTGTAAACTATTCCTTTAACAGTAACAAGTTAAGAATGAAAAAAGATATTAAAGACGTGGGCGATTCTTACATTTTGTTTAGCGGGACTAGTTATACAATGGGTGTAGGGATAGATGAAGAGTCGAGATTCTCAGAGAAGGTTAGCGAACAAGCAGGTTTAGATTTTATAAACTTTTCTGGCCCAACATACAGTATCAAAGTTCAAGCAATTTCTTTTTTTAATTTATTAAAAACAAACTATAAACTACCTAAAGTATTAGTGATGGAATATGCTCCAGAGATAGGGTATACATTTTATAATAACGGAAACTTTGTTTGTACAAACACACCGTTCTTGAAGCACTTAGAAGGTCACGACAAAATTACTAATGTTTACAAGTCATTGCTTGATACAGATTTTTTTATCCAAGAAGCAACATTGTATAGGAATATGTTAATTGGCACGTGTAAACGATTAGGAATTAAATTTGTTGAGCTTTCATTTAACACAACTGATCAGTTTGTTATTGACAATAACATTATGGCTATAGATAGTGAATATAAAGGACACAACATCAGTATGGAATTAGCAAGAGATGTTAGATTACACGACGGCAACTATTCAGCACATCCTGGAACTAGTATACATCAAGGTATATCATCTCAAATATTGAAATTACTATGAGCTCACTCACACTCTTCACTTCGGGTAGTACTAAAGAACCTAAGGAAATATCACATCCATGGACCAGTATTGAATCTTGTATACTACGTTCAATACAAGAAATTGGATTATCAAATCACGATACAGTCTTAGATATATTTCCAGGCAATGTAATCGCACATTATACAGTGACAGCGTTCCCCGCAAAATACAGTGGAGCAAAACTAATTTCTGCGAATTTTGATCCTTACACGTACATGAATTTGTTTAACAAATATCGACCTACTTACATTGCTCTTATTCCAAGACATTACGAAATACTATCAAAGACAAAAGGATGGGATGAGTTAGATATGAGTTGTGTTCGCTACATGGTTACTGGCAGTAGTAGTATCACCCAAGAAATGATAAATTCATTTAAAAGCAAAGGAGTACAAACAGTTGCTAACTGGTACGGTATGACAGAAATGCCACCTCCTGTTTTTCTAGGCTACGATTCTGAATCATTTGATTTCACTCCTAAAAAAGGATTTACTGTTGAGTTTACTGAACAAGGAGAGTGTATTATTAATGGTATGAAGACCGGCGATGTTTTTAATTTAAAAACTAAAAAATTTATGTATAGACAAGGATCCGTAAATGGACAGACCTGGAAAACTCAAATATAAACAGTTAACAGACATAGATATTCCAGCCATAGAAGATTTTTGTGAGCAGTGTAGAAAATTAGGTTGGCAAAATAATTCGTCTCTAGCTGCTATGAAGTTCGATAAAGCCACATTCTTTGCAGGATTTGACGAAGACAAAATTGTATCTTTAGCGGGATGTCATCGATTACCCGAAGTTAACGAAAATGCTTGGAGATGTTTATTTCGAGGGGCACAGCTCCCTGGATATACCCCAGAATGGAGCAGAAACATACTCAAAAGTGCAATAGGTGTTAGTCAACTGTTGTATATGCAAATAAAATATATACAGGAAATAGAAAATAATTACGAAATATTCATAAGCACAAATATAAATTCAGATACCGGTGGAAAAAGTTCTAGGATGAACAATGTAATAATGCCAATGGTAGCTAAACAGGGTTATTGGGACCTTTACCTAGAGAACTTTATGTTAAATAATGTTCTACAAAATATTTGGAAAGTTAATGTTCCTTGTTACATGTCAGCAAGAGAAGAGTGGCTATCTAGTATTTTGTTGAAATAGTTATTCTTAGACCACCAACTGTAGGGATAGTAAATTCCTGGATGCTTTCCAAATTCTACATCTTCTAGCTTGCTTTTTTCGATTAATCCTTGTTTAGTATTAATACTCTTTTCTAAATTATTGTAATATTCCCAATATGGTGTATGATTATGTCCAGATAGTGTGTAATGGCTTAGAATAAAATTATATAGTTCTAAACTAGTCTTTCTAAACGCCCTATTAAATGTTTCAAAACTTCTTCCTTCTGTTAAACATCTGTGTAGACCTAATACATTATAGGTTATCATCCATATACTACTAGCTTCGAGAGGTTCTATGAATCCACAACTCATACCGACAGTCGCTACATTTTTGTAAAATGGGTCTTTGGCATATTCAGGCTTGAATTTAATTACTCTAAGTTTTTCTTTATTTGATTCTGGAAAATATGTTAAGTATTCTTGTATTGCTTCTTCGTCTGTACAATGTTTACTACTAAACACATAGCCGGCTCCTCTGCGAGATTTCAAAGCAATCTCCCACATCCATCCGTGATTCATAGTTCGAGTAATTGTATATCTATTTTGTATAGGAGCGAGCTCTTGAGGACATGCCACTGCACTGTCATTAATTAAATGATCATACGGCAGATAGTTGATACCTACTTTTTTTGCCAAAATTTTTGAAAATCCTGTAGCATCCACATATAAATCATAAGATTTTATTCCAGTGTTTCTTAATACCAAATAGTCGATAGATCCGTCGGGTGCTAGTATAACATCATCGACTGTGTCTATTATGTGTGTAGCATTATTTTTTAAAGCCACAGGTTTCATCACTATATTACCAAATTTTGAAGCATCAACATGATAAGCATAGTTACCAACTGATGGCATAGTGCCTTCCTCCATATGCCTAATTGCGTCGGCATCTTTAGTTCTATCATATGAAAACCAATGCCACCACGAATCTTTCCTATCCTTGTGCCAACCATCGTGTCTGACACCTAGCTTATATTCTGCCTGACATAACGGCATCCACTCTTTTTCATCAAGACCTAAGTCATCACAAAATTTTTTAATTATAGGAAGTGTGCTTTCTCCAACACCTATAATCGGGATATCAGCGCTTTCAATTATAGTAACATTAAAATTTTGGCTAAGATATGCTGCTGCCATCCATCCTGCAGTTCCTCCTCCGACTATCAGTATATTTTTCATAATTTGTACTCCGAACTAATAATTTTATCTACATTACACAATGGTATTTTAAATAATAAATGTGTCCTAGTTATCGTACCTTGGTTGTGTGTAGCATGTACACGCTTGGTATTTACTAGATATGCTTTACCTGGTTGTAAATTATATCTTTGATCACCGAATAAAAAATAAGATTTTTCATCTACTTCTATCGGAAAGTGTATCCTTAAGTGAACATCTTTATCAATATGAGGAGGCAACATCGATCCAGCGGTGTGAGATGTGATGCTTAATTCTTCGACATCTTCGAATACATTAAGAATTTTTTCAGCAAATCCGAATACTAGAGGTGTCTTATTTGTAAAGGCAGGCAGTTTTTCACTTTCGGGTATGTTCGACTTCTTGCTTGGAGGACTAATTGGTTTGTTTGGATCTTTCAAGTTACTTAATATACCGTATCCGGTTATAGGATTAGGCATGTCGAGCGTCCATTCAAAATGTTTAAAACTCTGGGTTACCTCTGAGTAATAGGAAATTAATTCATTATAATCAAATTTGACATTGGACAACTCTAATATATCAAAGTCAAACTGGCTATCATCTAACAAATGCTCTTTATTGAGGACTATATCAACATCGTCTTTATGTAATTTAAAAATAAAATGTATACGATCTGTGTCACCAGTATTTTCTACACCATGAGGTAATGATGTATTGATTAGATACGCATTTCCTTCTTCTAATACAAAATTTTCATCTTCAAAATTAAAATAACTTTTATCGTTTGTTTTAATAGGTATATGTATCTTTACAAACTCATCATTATCTATATGTAGATCAATGCGTGTGTTCGGAGGATGTCCTGTGATTACTGTTTGTCGTACTCTTGGAAATGCTTTAATTATCTTTCGAGCAAATCCAAATATTAACTCGGTAGGAACACTAAAATCGTTATCGGGATGTATTTCATTGCCCTTTTTAATATGGTAAGGCGGACATGGTTTAGAAGGATCTTTTAAATTACTTTGAATCGCCCAACTATACATCTGCGATACTGAATGAGTTTTTACATCAACATCTTCAGTTACGGTCCATTTTAAGTGCTGAAAATGTTTGACCACATGCTCGTAATAATCTTCTAACTCCTTCTTAGAAAATTTTATATTGTCTAATTTTATAATTTTGTAATCGTTCATATATCGCATTCCTTAAGAATTTTATATACGTGATTATTGTAATTTTTAATATCATTTTCTAATTCATTGTTTTTATACTCTCTGGCAAATTTTTCTATTGCTGGGCTTCGAGATCGACCTTTGGTACAATAGATATGTAAATTTGAATTATCTGGTATTTTTCTTATAAACTCTTTGATTAATCTTGCCTGTTCATCGGAACATGCTGTGGCATAAATTAAATTTTGTGTGTTATTAAACCACGGCACTAGTTTTAGTCCTGTCTTTTCAATATCATCAAAATATAAATTCAAAACATTTGTGTAGAATTTTTTAAAGACAGGATTAGAGTGTATCCATCCTGTAGCATTTATACAGATAAAATAATCATTGAGATAATTAAGAATAGTTTCATCATTAAACAATAACGAAAATTCTTTTCTAGAGTAAGATTTTATTTGTAACATCTGCTGTCCATACTTTTCCATATAAATGTATCCTATCCGTAGTTCCTTTATTTTCAACACTATGCGGTAATGTTGTATTAACTAGGTAGGCCCAACCAGGCTCCATGTGATATTCTCGATTATTAATAATCCAATTGCTTTCGAGATTTGTAAAAATAGGAATGTGTATTCTTAACTTGTCCGGAGAATCTTGATGTGTAATAAGCTTAGTTCCCGGAACGTGTACAGTAACTAACCATTTTTTACTTTTAAATGGTATTTTTTTCACAAGTTCTAGACCATACCCTTTAAAACATTCTCTAGGATTTAGTTCGTCGTTGTCGTCGTCTCTATATTCTGGTTTAGCACATCCTTGTTCAAATGGTTTAGGGCCAGGCTCATTACCGTTCCAGCATAATGTATAATATCCAGTTCTATCTGGTAATATATGTCCAGTCTTTCCAGATAGGTCGCTTATAGGAATCTGCCATACATGATGATTGTCGCCTATTATAAATTTCCAATCTTTATAATTATTTTCTAGGTCTATAAACCATTTCTGAATCTTATCGATGTCTACAGGAAATAATTTAGCAATATCAAACCCTAAATCTAAAGGTTCGTGCCTTTCTATATAACGTTTCATTTTATAAATCGATTAATCCCATTATTTTATCTACATGAAGATCGGCAATTATGTTGGCTCTTTTAGTTGGGCCGAGATTTGATGTACCATGTGGAATCCTAGAATTAATTATGTAAATATTACCGGGTTCTAGTTTATATTCACGGTCCCAAGCGTCTCCATAATAAAATTTACTGTTATCTTTCGTCATAGGAATGTGAAGTCTTCCTATATATCCGTCAGTATGTATATCTAAAATATGTCCTGGCATGTGTTCTGTGATCCTAGGATTAAAAATATAGTAATTTAATAATTCTGCTATATCTTTCCAGGCACCATAAAGAAATTGCGGCAGAAGTTTGTATGTTGTATAATCAAAATCTTTTATAAAGTTTCCTTGAGAATCAAAATATTCTTCTAATTCTGTAAAATAATCTAAATTTGCTGCCCATGGAGGCGGTAACGGGACATCTCTAAAAGTTGGCCACGATAGTGTCCAAGAATTTTGTAATAACTCGTAATGTTTTTTACGTTGTAATTGATAATCATTTGTATTCGTAATAAACATATCGTTAATAGATTGTTTTATATATTGGGGTGATTCTTGAAAATTAAATTTTAGATAGGATAGTCTAGAAGACACGTCGTCGTACCAGCTATTTAACTCTTTAATATTGATTTTTTGATCAAGAGTAATTAAATCCCAATCGAGGCTAATTAATAGTTCTTCGCTGACTTGTTTAGAATTTAAATGTCTGCTATTCATTAGACATCTCTATTAACTTTAAAATATGAAAATCAGCTACTCGAGATATAAGGTGAGATCTTGTATTTTTAGATTCATTGGTAGTTCCGTGCCAATCTCCAGTATTCAATATATACATCTTTCCCGGAACTAATTGATACTCTCCGTGTTCTTTATCTTTACCAAATACAAATTTTGAGTTGTCGCCCTCTATGGGTATATGTAATTTTAAGACCTTACTGTCGATGTGTTGTCTTATAAACATACCCGGATAGTGCCTAGTTACTATTGCCTGTCTAAAAGTATCTGCTCCTAAAAGATCTACTAAATCTTTAAAATATCCAAATAAAAATTTAGGCATTATCTTGGCGTCGTAAAAGAACGTGTTTCTGTTAACTTCGGGAAACATTTCTAAGTTTGCTTGAACAGGGGGAGGTAGCGGCTCGTCTCTCTCAGTCGGCCATGCAAGTGTTATGCCATCGATCGGACCGCAATAATATCCGCAGTAACCTTCCTCTACCATCTGTTTGCTTTTTTCTAATTCTAATCTTTTAGACTCTTTATTAAAATCAAATATCATATGTGGAAATTTTTCTAATACAGCTTCCCACCATTGTTTCAATTTTGCTGAATTGATATTATAATTAAGTTCTATAAGATCCCAGTTGTTGGTATTATACAAGAAGTCTTTGGTTATTAGCTTTGAGTCATAATTCTTTATGATTCTATCATTCATATCAGGACTCCTTTAACACATATTTATTGGTAGATTTGTACCTAGGATGTGTCTCTACATATCCGTGCCTAATTCTTTTTTCTAAATCGTTTGCCAAATAATCGTGACCATAAAGAACCAGATCCGGCGGAATCATTCTTTCAAACTTTAGATACTTTTGTTCTATAGTGTCTATGTCTATATTCCAGTGTAGCATCATAGTAGGCCAAATGTTAGTAGTCCATAAAACTCGTATGCCTGGTTGCTTTTCAATCTCAGCAAACAGTTTTTCGGGTTCATTGACTATGTCGATTACATAGAAGTTGTGTTTTAATTTACGATATCTATCCCACAACTCTTTAAAGGCATCGGCACCTCCGAATTCTTTATCAAGTTCTCTGTGCCAAAACTCTTTATAATTGCCCCTATATGTACTAGAGAAATTATATTCTAAATCGTGTTTCATTAACCACTTATCAAAATCTACACCATCCCAGGTTTCTAATAGGTGCTTTTTAAAATTAATGCTAGCACTACACCAATCAAAGTAATTTACTACTGTATCTTTATGGAATCTATTATTACGCAATAGAGCAATAGTTTTGAATCCTGCTGCCGCACTAAAAATGCTATCGACCGGATTCGATGCTCGTATACCTTCGCCGCTCAATCGTTCTGTGTTATAAGCATATACGCGATTCTTTTCAATAAACTCTTGATAGGCTAATTTTCTAACCCAAGCTCGTTGTGTATAATTGTTAATTCCATCAATTAGGGCTTCGTCATATAAGTTGGTCCAGGCTTTTTCTAATGTATCTGGATCGTCATATGGATATAAGAAACATTTACATTCTCGTGTTTCAAAATCAAAGTTATCTATGCGTATACCGTTTTCAAAGGAAAGTGCTAGCCAATTGGACCCGTCCTCAACAATATCAAATACGCTGTGCCCTTCTGTTCCCTCAATCCACGCAGGTGTGTAATCGGCACTCATCGTTTTTTCACTAACTATGAAGTTAGGATATGTTTGTTTACGGTCCCAGAAGATACCCTTTTCTAAAAATTCTGGTTTACCTAACTTGTCCCAAGTTTCTAGGTTGACTATTAACATCTGTCTATGTAGTCCGGGATAGCGCCCTTTGTGTGCCATAATATGTCCCGACACAAAGAACTCGGGATATTGTTCAAAGTAATTTACAGCGTTACGAATAATTTTATAAAGACGAGGAGCCATTAATCCTTGTGCTAGAATGATACATATCTTATCGCCAGCTGCTAGACTAGTTTCTAGTAAGTTAGCTACCGAATGATTGAAACCCCTGTAGTTGCCAAGACCTAACTTAATACTTTGATTAATCATCCAATAGGTTAAATCAAAGCATCGACGCCTAACAAAGTGGTTAGGTATATCTCTGCTGATATCTAGCATCGCTAGGCCAACAGGCACAGTTATTGCTGACGACTCAAAATATCTTTCACCGGATGATATGCTGTTATGATCTCGCATCGTTGTCCCTGTTTGTGTAATAACTAGATCTTAGTTCATAAAAGAAGTCTCTAAGTCTGCGACCAATCTCGTAATGAATAATCATGTGTATTCTAGGCTTGTCGCTGCGATTCCACACAGAATGAAAGTTTGAGATATCCATCAAGAACGCACTACCATTATTATCGAATGGCACTTTTCCAAAACCGTCCATAACAAACTCGCAACCTTCTGGATTATTTAAACTAATGTTACATACGCTTAACCTTTTCTGGTCTTCTGGTCTATCACGATGCGGCAGTATGTAGCCACCTGGTTCAACTAGCATAAAGCGAACTCGATTTAAAAATTCAGCTGGCCAAACTTCCTCGAGGAACTGTTTCGTCACTGGACACTTATCAGCTACCCATGTCCAGTCTAATTGTGATAACACTTCATTACGATCTTCACCATATTGATTCAAACTTTGCGTATCGTCATTTAATCCGTGTAGAGTTAAACTTCGCCACCCTTGTCCATAATCTTCTCTATGTAGTTTAAAATCATCAATTAGTGATTCTGCTTCTGCTAGCATGTCCTTAAAAGGTTGGTTATCTAAGGAGCTCATTCTAAACCAAGGCCACTGTGATTCCATAATTGTCCATTTTGGATCAAACATATCCGGATACTGATGTTGGTATGAGTGGTTATTCTTTTTCCAGAGATTTTCTAAAATTTCTTTATGCTTATTATTCATGGCCACATATTTATTGGTGCTAACTGTACCCTATAAATATTAGGAAATGAAATGTAAACGCCTAGAAAATCAATTATGTATTAGGACTACGGGTCAGTATCGATTATGTTGTGTAAGTTGTGAACCCGATAATATCGAAAATGTTAAAACACATACAATAGATGATTGGATCAATAGTAAAATTAAAAAAGATACCACCGAGGCACTTGACAAAAATAAATGGCCAGATGCTTGTATTAGATGTAAAACAGATGAAGAAAACGGAGTAATTAGTACCAGACAAAAGAGCGAACATTATGGTCCAGGTATAACACATTTAGATTTAAGATTTGGTAATTCCTGTAATCTAAGTTGTAGAATGTGTTGGCCGGAATCATCCTCGTCGTTAGTAAAAGAACAAAAGGAGCTCGTAGCGAACAACCAGGAATCTCCTTGGGGTACACTGTCCTTTGTTGTACATAATTGGTATGACACCGATATAGCTATTAAATTAGCTAGCATTCCTACTCTAAAAGAAGTTTACCTAACAGGCGGAGAGCCCATGATGGTCAACGGACTTCTTAAGTTTATACAGTTGTTAGATAAAAAAGTTACCTTAAGATTTAATACAAACGGTACATTATTAAATTTTACATTACTAGAAGAAATTAAAAAGTTTGAAAAAGTTAATATGTGTTTTTCTATAGATGGTGTAGGCAAAATTAATGATTATATCCGTTGGGGTAGCAGGTGGGAAGATGTTTATCGCAATTTTAAAAGTTGTAAAGATGCTGGATTTGATGTAAGCATTGGTCCAACTATTCAAGTGTTAAATGAATTTTATATGCCCGAATTGCGACAATGGGCTAGCAATGAAGGTGTTGATTTATTTGAAAATATATTGGCAAATCCGTATTATTACAGTATCGAAACTGCGCCGTGGCGTAGTGAAAATAATAAAGCACACATAGACTTTATAAAATATACTAAGATACTAGATAGTAAACGTGGATGTTCTATCGTTGATTACTTGCCGGAGGTTGCTCAAGCATATGGAATTAATTAAAGAGAATATAGAGAAGAACCGCAGAGTTTATTTCTGCGGAGATAGATATCGCAAAGTTTGGAAAGACAAAACAGAATGGATTTACACACACGTAAAAATATTAGAACATCTATTTCCTGGATATGTATTATCTCATGGTAATGACTACATTGAGTACGCTATTATTGAAGGAACCCTTGCTAGTGATATAAAACACACGGATCAATTTATTAGACAGGTGTACATATTTTGTTTAGAAAATATTAAGGCAACCAAACCTTGGATACACGGCGATTGGGTGTTAAGTAACATTATTATTCAACCCAATGGTCAAATGGTGATGATAGACTGGGACAATTTAAACATATCTCATGAAACTGATTACACAAAAAAATTACACAATGATTTAATTAGTGCGTTTGGCGAAGAGAAATTTAAAAGGGCAATACATGACACCGCAAGCATTTAGTTACGCAACAGTAGGTTACAATAATATGATTTATGTACCTCCGTACGGCTTAACTGCTAGTATTGACTACATGCTAAAGATAAACCCTGTAGACTATTCAATTACTAAGATACCACTCGCAGTAGATGCTAGCACAGAAAAATGGCAGTACGGTACTACAGTAGGAAACAAGATTGTGTTTTTTCCTTATAACGAAAGCAAGATACTAATTGTCAACTGCGATACCGATACTGTAGACTACGTTGAGTTTCCAATGCCAGGGCGTGGCAAGTATGTAAAAGCACACGCACATAACAATCAAGTAATAGCATTGCCGTACGGTGAGAATGAGGTATTCAATTATGCTTGTTGCTTTAATGTTGATGATTACTCTTTACTATTGAAAAAGATAGAGTGTCCTATCAATGACGAAAAGAAATGGCACACTAGTCAATACTTAAATGGCACAATACACGCCGTGCCGCGAGGTGAACGCTGGACTGAGAATTACTTCTCTTATAGAATAGAGTTAAATTGCGACACACTAGATTATGACTTAGTTGATATGAGTGACTTGTGGAAGGACTACGATCAAGAACCCTATTCAAATAAAAAGTATACTACATTAGCCAAAGTAGGTAATAAGTTATACGCACCACCGTATAGTGAAAATCCTAATTTTGACATTATGTTAAAATTTAACAAGACGTGGACACACGAGCGTATGGGTTTAAAAGCTACTAGTAGAAAGTACTATAGTAATACAGTAGCCGCAAATGGTAAAATTTATTTTCCTCCAGCAGGACATGAAGAAGATTGGAGTGAGATGCTAATCATCGACAGTACAACCGATGCATGGCGTACTGTTAATTTGGGTATTGGTAAAGAAAGTAAAAAGTACTTTACTGGATGCGAAAATAGTCAGGGTAAGATATATTACATTCCACGTGGCGGCTGTGTATGCGAGCCAGAAGAGTCTTGGAAAAGGTCCGGAGATTTAGCCGAGATACTTGTAGTAGATACTAGCACTGATACATTCTATACTGTGGACATCAGTGAGTACTTTGTAGACAACACAACTATAGAAAAATATAATTGTTCTGTAATGGTTGATGATAAGATATTTGCGTTGCCCTACGGTGAAAGCGATAGCTTCCAAACGTTGCTAGTATTTGACACTATTGAAGAAAAAGTAATTAAGGCAATAGACTTAAATGGCGTATAAAGCATTCCAAGACTTTTATCACGAACAGTCTATTAAACATTTAGTGTTGCACGAGCATAACGGAATCCTTGTGAGTCCTCCTTTTGCTACAGAGTCTTGTAAAATGTACAGCAAGGTGTTATGCATCGACGGCAACAAGCAATGGACTATTGATTTAGACTTACCTCCTGTTACTAGCAAGTTCAACGTTGCTATAACAATTGGAGATAGTATTTGGTTTATCCCTTATGGTATTTGGGACGACTTCAACATAGTTGTACAGCTAAAAAACTTTCAACCTATCTATCATAAGATAGACATGCCGGGTAGGGGACAGTTTTATAGCACAGCCACTGACGGTACTACAGCATTTAGTTTTCCATTAGGCTATGAAGATACCAGTTACGGATTGTACATCAGCAACGACACAGTAAAAGTTGTTCCGTTTGATAAACAGTCGCATACAAAGTTACACATGGGTACTGTATATTGTAATGGACGTTATTGGTCAGCACCCCGTAGCGACAATCCTGGATACATTAACATGATGAGTTTTGATGGTGGACAACTAACTGCTTATCCTATTACAGTAAAGAATCCCCATGTGACTAGAAAGTACACAGACATTATAGTTAAAGGAACAATTATGTATGTGTTGCCGTTTGGTGAACAACCTGGCATGACTGAACTAATTGAATTCGATACAGTAACTAATACATACCAGTTACATGAATTAGATATGCCCGACTTTGCTAAAAAGTTTAATTGTGGTATACTAGTGGACGACACTATCATAGCATTGCCTTACGGAGATGATAACACCGAAGATAGTAACTATGGATTAGTGTACGATACTGTTACTGGCAAGCATACTACCTTTGACATAAGTATTGCCCATGGCGGCAAGTATCGTTTTAGATCCGGTGTTGCCTATAATGGTAATGCTGTGTTCTTGCCTTCAGGAACTCCTGCATGTCCTATACTAGTAATAAACAAGCAAGGACAAATAATACATCAAAAGTACATGCCTGAATATTTGTTGGGGCGCCCTGTTATACATAACGGGTCATTAATGACAATGGCACACAACATGGCTACGCAAGAAAGTCAGCTGTTGATTTTAGATTCTTTTCTTAAATAAACGTCACTTAGACAACTACACTTATCTTTACCGCAGATAATTGTATTTGTAGGCATTGTGTAACTTTTTAAACTTCCAATAGTGCCGCCTTGCTGGCATTCGGATCTGTAAATGTCGCCCCACATGTCTACACTTATCATATGTAGTCCTGCCCAACAATCCCAACCTTTATGGTGATTTAAATTTTGAATAATCAAGTCGTTGCCTGTAACAGGCTTTCCGTATAACAACAACTCGCCTCTGTGTACTTTAGAATCGTCTACTTTTCTAAAGTAGGGCCATGCTTTAATCAATGCTTTCTGTTCAGCAGTATAGTCGCTAACGTTGTTGGTAATAAAGTCGCCGGATGTTTTGTCTAATACTAGTTTAGGCCATATTGCTAGTTTATCAGTGCCTTCATTCATCTGTTTAGCAATATCAACTATCTCATCGAACTTAGACTGTACCATCATTAGGTTAACAACAATAGGACACTCGACGGCATTGGCTATATCAATAAAGTGTTGTACATCCGAATACTCTTCATGATAGCTCATTATTATAGCATCGGAGTATTGGCTAATCTCTTTATAGTATTCGACAGACTGACTGCCATTAGTTAAAAATGAAAAGTATTCGCCCTGTGATTTTACCAAACGAGCAAGGTCGGTAAAGTATTTCCAGTATGTAGGTTCACCGCCACTAATTCTATAGCATATAGACTTGCCTGGTACATTGAACGTCTTTACAAAATTCTCTACAACTTCCCACTGAGGTTGCCCAGTCGTGCCGTTATGCAAGTTACTTGGACAGTAACTACACTTATAATTACACTTGTTAGATAAAGTCCAACTGACTAGGAACCAATCTTCTTTGGCAGGATTTTGATAGGTTATCATTCTGATACTGCTTGCCCAACAATTAAGTCGTGTGTGCGTTGATTTACTTTAACGGTTAAGATTAAGGCGTGTAGTCCATCACTAAAACTAAACACACTATGATCCAGTTGAAAGTTTACAAAGTACAGGAAACCTGGCTCTGGATAGAATGTCTTACCATCTAACAAGTGTACATAGTTTTCTGGCTTACACTTTCCAAAGACAGCTAACAATCTAACATATTCTGGATCCGGGCCGACAAAATCCCTATGGGGTGGAAAGAACCCGCCTTGGTCAACACGCAACAAGTGTACACGGCCAATATCAGGTCTAAACATTTCAACAATGTCTACTATCTCTGGCATCTCACTATACACTTTAGTTGGTGTGTTAAAGTTTTCTTCTTTCATCTCAACATTGTGATATTTTTGCATGTAGCCAAAGCTGTTAAGGTGATAGTTGTCATCAACATCGCCTGTATGGCTAGTTAACGGCAACCCCCAACGATTGTTAATTTTATCTTTTTTAACATTGTAAGGACACCAGTTGTCTTTGAATTGTTCTAGATTCTGTAATACAGCATCGCCATTGAAGTGTAGTTTCAACTTTACAATGTCGCCCATATTACATAAACTATTCCAGAGAAGTGCTCTTTCAATATTCATTACATATTCCTTAACTCTGGAAAGATTGTTTTGTAATCTGTTCCACGCATTTCATCGAGGTTAGTAGCATACTCTCTAAAGTCAGGCAACAGGTGCGAATGGTCCTCTGCTTCAACAAAGTTTAAAATACTTTCCCAACGTTTCCATCCGTTTGGATTGTGTTGCCAAAATTCATCGCCTTGTGTATAATTATCCCACAACCATTGTTTAAAATCCAATAGTTGGTTTCGTAATTCTTCCTTATCCTGCTTAGGTAAGATTCTAGGACTTAAAAATGTAGGAATATACAACATGTGCATATTTATTATGCCACCACCTGCTGTGTATTTTTCAATTTTAAATTTATTAATTTTATTAAATTTTTGTTGTATAATCCATTTAGCAAAATCAATAATATGTTTAACATTGAATACTTGTACAGCACACGCAATGCCCACTTTAATATTGTCTGGAGTTGTGTCTAATTTATGTAATGCTGCAACTGTTTCGTCCCAGCTTACTGGATAACGAATGTAATGGTTACGATCTGCCACTGCGTCAATACTAAAGGCAAATCGTACTTCTTTAAAGTTACTCCAAAGATCAATCATCTTATCATCAACGAGTACACCGTTTGAGTTATATCTTACTGTGATATTCTTACTTTGACCACGACGAACTATTTCTTCCAAGAAACGTCTATGCTCTTTGATCATCAAAGGTTCGCCGCCGGCAAAGTATAACTGTTTAATATTTGGAATTTGATCAAATATCTCTTCCCATAGCTCAGGACGCTCGTACCATGTATTATTAAATTTTTTGCTATCCCAACTAACTTGTTGTAAGATAATTGGACTACGAGTTTTAGCAACAAGTTTGTCATAGTCTTGTGTCCACTTACTGCTGTCATGCGGAGTACACATTACACATTTTAAATTACAAGTATGACCTAATCTTAAATCAAGGTATCGTATAACTGGAGGTACTTCGCCGTCTACTGTAGTTTCTTCAATGAGTTGTTTTAAGTCAATACCTTGATTATCCCAGTAGTAAGACTCCCAGATGCGTTTACTTGTGATTCCATTAGACTCTTCTTCGAAGCATTTACTACAACTTAATGGAATCTTTTCATCTATCATTGTGCGTCTAACATCTTTCATGTATTCGTTGTTAAACGCACTTAATAATGTATCAGTGCCAAAATTAGCCGGCTCCCCGTTTTCTTTTTTAACAAGCCCGGCGTCCATGATACCATTAGTGGCTTGACTAGCATTGCTTCCGCAACAGAGTCTAGCATCACCGTTAGGGCGGGTAGCTACATGTATCCAAGGCAGGGCACAAAATGTTGTCGATCCTGATACCTCGGTTATTCTATCCTGCCAAGATCTTAGTGTTTGGTTATTATGATCTAACCAGAATATTTTATTCAAATTGTTCATTAAACTTGTCAACCTCTCCGCATTGTTTTGAACACTCTTTAAGAGGAACAGAAGACCACATCTGTTCTATTTCTTTAAATATACCGCTATCAAAGATTTCTTTTAAAGAATACTCTGTTAATTTTAAATGTCTGCCAATAGTATCCATGTAGTCAATTCTACTAAAACTAGGAGGAATCATCCATTCCATATCTAACCAACAACATGGCACTACATTACCCGTGGCACTGATATATAAACTTTTTTCTTCTTTAACCTTACAACGTATCACTTTCTTTTCTATAGCAGGTATGCTTGCGTAGTCAGCTACTTTTATGGCAATAGTTTTACTTTTATCTGTAGCATACAATGTATGTATAGTCTTTCCTGTTTTATCTAATACCTTTAAACTATTTCCGTAAAACCTAGATGTGTTTTTAGAATAAAATTCTTTAAAACCTAAATTGTTGGCTAGATTTTTACATTCAAGTACTTCATATTTGTTGTGATCGAATACTAACATGTCCCATACCGCATACCCTCCCGCATTAATGAAAGCAACCGCATTGTCAATAATCTTTTGCCAATCAGTGCCTATTCTATACATTACGTGGCTTTTAGCTAATCCATCGATACCAAAACGTACTTTAACTCCGAGTTTGGCTAACTCAATCCACCAGTTTGTATTTCTCGCACTACCGTTAGTATTCATACCAAGTGATATATCAGGGTTAACTGATCTAATATATTCGAAGATTTGTAAAGAATCTTTGGCAACTATAGGATCTCCTAAATTGCCACACATATATATTCTATCCAACTGCTTGATAAACTCGACAGGGAACCATCCCTTAAACTGCCCTAGTGAAATTTCAGTAACAGTCATAAATGGATTATCAACGCCACCTTGTATATTACGGGCACACATTGGACAACTAGCTTGGCACCGGCTAGTTATTTCCAAATGTATAACTTTGATATCTTTTAAATTATACATTTTTCTTTTTGGTAATCCTGATATCCGATGTGCAGTCACAGTAGATTTTTTTACATTTAACTGGGGCTATCATATCTGGTTTGAATTTTGTAGTAAATTCAGCATCGTATATATTTAAAGCAGTATCAAAAATCTTTTCGCCGCAAGTGCCTTCGATGATACCCGAGTAACTAATACCAAGTCGGTCTAGACCTATGTTACAATCCCAACCGTAGAATTTGTTCCAGTCATTCTCCATCAGTCTAAATGTATTATAAGGTTCTTCAATACCGTTTGAAAATATAACTGTTGCTTCTTTTTTATCAGTTTCGTCTATTTTGCCGTTGGATTTCATATACTCTATGTAATCTGTAGGCGGCCGCTTCTTAACAGCATCTCTCATAAAATTTAAATGTTCTTCTCGATAATTTGGCATTACTGCTCCGCTTGACGGATCTGTAATTAACACAGTCTTTACAAGCCACGGAGTGGTATGATCTATCAATTGATTCAATATATTCATACTGTCATCCCATGCCAGCGGATCCATTAATACTTGCGCACCACAAAACGCATCCGTTTTATTATAAATTAAATCTAACAATTCTTTTACATGATTAACGTCGACTTGTTCTCTATGTACACTAATTTGAATGTCATCAAAGTAACTAGCATACTCCTCCCACCATCGAATAGTGCGAGATCCATTTGTATTGAGGGTAATCCTGCAACCAGTGGATAAGTGAATACGTTTAACAAATTCGCCTAGCTCTGGCCATAGCGTTGGCTCGCCACCGTTGATAGTTAATCGAACATTTGTTTTATTGTAATTAATTTTGTATACAGATATCAAATGTTCTAAATTTTTGCACAACACATCCAAGTCCATAGGGAAACGATATTGTCCGTCGTGGGATGCCGGCCAACAATAATTGCAATTGTAATTGCACGTGGACGTAACAGAATATGTTATATACAAATAATTTTCATGATTAAAATTAACAATAGAAATTGGTTTCATAATAATTTACCAATTATCATATAACGTGTGTACAAGGGTAATTCTAGTTCGCCTGACCATAAAACATTTATGCCACACTGTGATTTAAATTCTTCAAGATTACTAGCAATACGAACGTGTTCTGGAATATTATAATTATTGCTCTGTAACACGAATAATGTATTATTCGGCATTCCGCTTAACCATAAGTCGTACTGGTCTTGTGTAATATGTTCACAGCTAGTATTAATCACAACATCGGCATCACTGCGGATAGTACACATATCAGAGGTTACTGCGCGAAACTTACCTGCTATTTCTTCACCCTTATTCATCATAGTAGCAACTGATTCGCAAGTGGGGTCCATGTCTATACTACGTATATTAGCAATTGGGATATGGCTTTGGAACAGCATACTGGCTAATACTCCTACCCAGCCACCGTGTATATCTATTGACACAAACTTTTTTACATGCGGACTTAACTTCTCTATCAACCATTCCTTACTTTTAATTTGTCCGCTCCAGAAGGCATCCATAGTCCTTATAGGATCTGGGCTTTGACGTATGGCCTGCATCCAATAGTGTAAATGTTCTGTATCTATTTGCATTTTGGTATTTTACTATCCGCCGAGCTAACACACGAGGGTGTTATACAATTTTTAGGAGATAAGAATAAATTAAATTTTTGTAGATCTCCAAGCGGCTCTTCATGACAACTATATGCCCTCTTAATTTCTTTACCTGTTATTATAACACTTTGATAGCCTGAGTTGCAAGTCCATCCTTGAAACTTATTAAATCCAAATGCGTTAAATCTCTCTGCCTGATCAAAATAATAATCTTTCTCACCGTCACTAAGCCTAATTTGGTATAAGTCTTCCTTATTATTTTTTTGTGGAAATCCTGTTTTCATCAATAACATCATATCATTGGTATAGCTATCAACTACTTTACTAGCAGTAGGATCGCTTTGCGGTTTAAGTGTTACATTAATACCACGTTTATAAAATCGTTCCATTCGAGCATACAGTTCATAAAACTTTTCAGGAACCATTACTTGGTTGATTGTAACGTGTACACGCTCATACATTAGCTGTAAGCACTTTTCACCGAACTCTTGTTCCTTGGCAAACTCATCATGGAAGCTGGCTGTAACACTTCTACGTTGTAGCAGGGCAGTATTTGAGCACCAAGTGTTCCACCATTTTGAACCCGGTGATAAATTGGTAGTCATGTGTATGCTTTGATAACTACTTTCTTTTTCATCAAGGTGTTTGATTAACTCTAACAAATGTTTATAAGCTGTAGGCTCACCACCGCTGAACGACCAATGAAACTGGTTAAACCCATTAGCTCGTGCTTGACGCTTTATCTCGTTCACCGTGGATTTATATACTTCAAGCGGTTGATGATCGATCTGATCACTGCGAGCATAGGGCCAACAATAGCTACATTTATAATTACAAAATCGACCCAGTATCCAACTTATGTTGAATAATGGGCGATCTAACATGGTCTGTTGTCCAAAATACTTTATATTATCCCACGGAATTTCGTTCATATCGTATTTAAGTAAGCACACTTCTCTGTTTAAAAATTTAGACTAAATATTGTTATCATGAAACAAATTCTTATAGAAAAATTTTGCAATTTTAATCAAGAAACCTTTGTAGATTTTAATGCAGAGATTTCTAAAAATTTACCTTTTATAGGTAATCTCACCGCTTCCTTCGATTCAAACGGAATTATATGGGGATACTTAGACTCTGATTTTTGGTTTGTTAAGAAAACAGAAGGAAAATTATTTGAAAACGACGGTGTGACCCATTGTGTGGATTTTTGGAAAAATGAAGATCAATATAAGATAATAACTGACCTATACGAACTAAACAAAGCTGAAAATTTTTGTATAATGCCCGAACCGGTGGATTTCGAAAAACACATTTTAGAAATCGATAACCATCCGTCCGGCAATCCTAGAGGAACTGAATTCTATTACACAAAATTTAAAATCCCACTCAATGGTTATATATTTCCGATGCATTTTGTTAAGAAAGAAAGTCAGATGTCATTTATGACATATTCAGACAAGTTATTTAAAATACTGTTGGCTCTAAAACAATTAGGGCATTCTTATTGCTCACCACCAACTCAACATATGTATAAAGATAATGTACTGTTTATGTTTGACTCTCCGTTTAATATGACATCCGAGAATCTAAAGAATCATATTGAAGATATTAGAAACCCTAACTTTAGAGAATATACAAGGAATTTATGTATACAATATCAGATTTAAATTTTGTTTTGATCGTATATCAAAATAATGCTAGAGTTGCAAGGATACCTTGCAACTTCTTAATGGAGCCACATATAGAGAGCGGAATCCTAAGTCATTTTATTTGTGCAAATGAAGATAGTTCAAATTTTTATACCTCTTTTGAAATAGAATATCAAGGGAGCATAATTGATAGAAAAGATTTTAATACCTATCTCAAAAATATGCAATCAATTTATTGAGTTGAAATAGTCATTTAACCAATTAAAATCATTTATTTTTTTAATAGCTTCAATGTTTCCTGCGTTTGATTTCCCGTATTCTTTGCCTGCCGTGGCTCCCTTGATACACCATCGCCCATGCGGCTGGTCTTGTCCTAGCGTACACCAAGCGTTTAATCTTTCCTCTGTTTCAATATTGACCTGATTGTCGATAATCTTAGAACTTAACTTTACACACTCTCTAAAAGCAGATTTCCAAGTATTAAACGGATCTGTGTTAAAACAGGTAACACTAGCAATTTCTTCTATTATAAAGAAATTCTCGCTTATACTGGTGCTCATGTCAGTATTGTTAACATCCATCATTGATGTTTTTATTCTTGGTAATAGTTTTATTCCGCCGTACCCGTACATTAAATTATTAACAGGATTACGAGCACGGTATACATAAACAGCATCCTCCCATAGGTCGTGAGGCGGAGTAAATGTGAAAGATTCTTCTATCTGTGTATCACCATCTACTACCCAAAATTTTTCAGTGAGACCGAATAAATTAGCTGCTGTTTTATGTGCCTGATGTATTCCTACAACTCCGTGTATCCGCCTTGCGTAGGGGAATCGAGATACCAGTGCTTTCCAATTATCATCAGCATTGGGTTCATTATAAGATATGAATACTATATCAAACACTGTTGCGCCTCATAGTCCACTCTATTTGTTGGGTAGCTTGATTATATTGATCTTGGAATAATTCTACTACATACTTGCTAACCTGTTCGTCTAACAATGGTACTGAGAATGAAAAATCTTTTTCTAATCTGTGCCCGTAATCTAGAATTGCTTCCTGTACATTGAGATTCTTAACTTCTTTCCATATGTTATCGAGATAAGCAAAATCTCGGACGTCTATGTAATTCCACTCAGTGCAGTTGGCCTTCCAACATCCGTGCCTAGCACCTAAAATAGCCCAATGACCATTTTCTACATGTCCACCAATACTACACCATGCCTTTAATCGGTGTAGATTATGCCAGAATAGTTTTGAAGGCATAGGGTCAACAGGCAATACACCATCCACTAAACTCATTTTTACGCCTTCGCGAAATCCTGCCCTCCATGCTTGGTACGGACTAGCATTGGGATATGTGACTGAGTAGCTGTGAACCATAGGCCTATAACCGTCCTCCCAACAAAAATCTACCTGTCCTTTTGGATCAGAAGATTCTTCGTGTGTTTTCATACCAAGAACAAAGTCTTTTTTCCATACTTTCAAACTACCATTGCCGTATCGCAAACCGTTGATTATATTGACCCCGGGCCAACTAAATGCTTTTGACCCCACAGGAACATCGATGATTTGATCAAAGAATTTGATGTCAACAATGTTGTCGGCATCTACAGTAATAAACCAATCTGTTTCACTTAACGCCGCTGCTGCCTGATGGCATTCATTTGATCCTTTAACTCCGTGGACACGTTTGGTCCACATACATTTGTCTAATAGGTCAACCCAGTGTTTTTCAGCATTGGGTTCGTCATAGCTGATAAAAATACAATCTAGTTCTGATATAGTTAATTGTTCAGTCATATTTTCTATTTCCCCATACGCTGATTTTTTTGTTGACAGCGCAGTCTAATTTATAAGTTTTATCTATCGCTAATTGATATAGGTCAATCGTGTGTTTTGAAATTAATTCATTAGGGTTATTATAGCATGTTATATACAAATTGAACAACTTATTCTTTTCGTTTACCATAGAATCAAATTTAAATTTATATTTGTCATCTAGATCTTCTGGATCGAACTCAAATACCACTCCTTCATTATCAATTTCATATCTTATATCTAGATAATCGAAAAATACTACCCTATGGTGTAAATCTCTAATACTTTGATCAGATAGAATATTACGAGGAAATTCTAAATTAGAACTTCTAAACTTAAATTCAGCATATCCGTTAACTACTATTACGATATAATCTCTTAATATCTTTTTATGTGTTAGAAAATCGTATCCATCTTTTTCTCTGGCCAAGCAGTTTCCCATCCCTTCCGGAATTATATCAAATGGGCTACCACCGATGGCTGTAGCGAAACTGGTTTCTAGATCATATAGGACATGAAAATCATGACTCATAAGCAGACTCTAGTGTTTTTATAATATCGCTTGTGATAATATTTTTATCAACATAATGTAATAGTTCTGTCTGTTGCCACACTCCGAGTTTTATCTGTCCTTGCTGATCTAAAGAAAATCTTATTTTTTCAGTCCAGTCAACTAGGTATTCTTTCCATCCCTGAACCAATGGTTTCATGTGAGTAATTCTCGGAAAGTCCCATTCAGAATAAACTGCTTGATCTTCTAATCCCAATATACATAGAGATAACGCAAATGCTTCGTCTGTTGGAATATTATTAAGACCTAGACTCGGCAGGAACTTTTTTATAAATGGATCCGGGTTATCAGTCATCAATTTAACTAATTCAAAAAATTCTTCAGACTGCTTTGACTTTCGAAAATATGTCCAGGCATTATAAACATCTGGTAGATCGTAATCAACAAACACCTTTCTATAGTGTCCGTAACTGAAAGATTTTCCTTTATAATTTTGAGGACTAGAAGTTATGAATAGATCAAGGTGTTCGACTTGATTCCAATAGTGATCCATTGGCTTTAAAAATAACATATCTGAATCTAGCAACACAGTTCTTTGATAGGGACTGAGTTCATAGGCTCTCGACCTACAATCCATTCCTATAGGTCCTGTATATTCTATGATATTGTCAAATATTTGAATCTTATCATCAAACTTATGTTTGACGTTTGTAACAACTGTGACATTGTTATATCCGTCCGGCTGTGTTAGTTTGATCGTAAGAGCACAGGCATAGGCCAAAATAGAATAATCTACTTCACTATTATCAATGGCAAATAATAGATATCCTTTATCTTTCATAGTCGGCTAGTTTTAAAAGTTGATCAAGATTCTTTAATAGGCTGGATTTATTCATTATGTGGACGTCCTGCTGAGAAGATCGAGCCAATATATGCTTGTCTTGTTTTTCTGCTAAAAAGATTATATCTCCGTTGTCTTTGATTTTTAGTATTTCGCATCGGTCATCAAAAAACAAAGGGACAGGTAGTTCTTTATGCCATGGATCTACCCCATGTCCGCTCATTATATGACATGCTATACTGAATACAAAATCATTACGAAATTGTCCAGGATGAAACTCATATAGATTTGAATAGTAATAATATTCTTGTTTGATAAACTCTACGAGATTAAAGAATAATTTCGTTTCATTGTTTTTACTAAAGATGATATTTGTGGCCCAGACCATATCTATACTGTATGGTCCTACCTTATGTTCTTTAGGATTGGTAGTATCATCTTGTAACAACAACATTCCCGGGGTGATAAAAAAATCGTCACTATTCCAATACTTTGAAAGGTTATCAGTAAACACTAAAAAATCTGTGTCAATGACTAGTGTCCTGTCATACGGTGTTAACTCATAAGCGGAATGTCTATTGCCATTTAAAAAGTTGAATACTTTATAATCTTTGCTTTCTTGGTCATAAAGTCGTCTTTGATTGGTGTTATTTGGTTTTTCAATTTCTATTACTTTATCAAACGGAAGATATGTAAACTTCGAATTGATGTCGTTTATTGTTTCTTTGTCGGAAACTAAACTAACAGGAATATGGAGATATTTTCTTACCAGCGCAGCAGCAAGTACCGCTTGGGACCCATAATCTATATTTCCATTGTGTGCGAATAACAAACATCCGTTTTTCATAGATCGATTAGGCTCTTTACAGATCGTTTTTTCTTCAGAGACTCGAAATCAACGTAATATTGTTTGGTTATAGAAAAATATCTATCGATGGCTTCTTTTTGGAATTTAACGATATCTTCTATGAGTACAGGAGTTAACTTATCGTCTAGTATTGTAATAGCACCGGTACCTTCCTCTGGTACTATTAGATTTAAGAAAAGAAGAAAATTTCTATCTAGAAGGAATCGACCACCGTTGTGGTAGAACAATAGATCAGATTTGAGTTTTTCTTGAAGCCTCTTTTTTTCGAGGTAAGCGGTATATTTAAAATTTGAAAACTCTAAAGCTTTCTCTAATCTCTCATCCATGATAAATCCTCTATATTGCAGTAATTATATTAATATAGATTGATGAGGAAAATTTTAGGTTAAACTGCAGAAAATGTAGTAAATGCGGTTAGCGTCACACTTGAAGGTTGCACTCCTATAACAGCGCCTGTTGATCTTTTTTGAAACACCGCATATCCAGCACCGTCGGTCACGGTATCTTCTGTACTAGCACCAATCGGAACATGCCCGTCTCGGAAAGTGACTTTAAATAATATATAATTGTTAAATTTTTGTGCTGAGATAGTGATAGTATTAAGATTATACGGTGCGTTCCCATCTTCTACCTGATACCATTGGAACGGTATAGGTCCTATTCTAGAAAATTCTGTCCTAGTAAATCTAACAGAAGTATTAACAAAGACTGTGGTTAAAAGTTGAATCCATGCGGCATCTTGAGCGGTTATGTATCTTGGCCCAATTCCCCCAAAAGATATTTCTCCCCCTGAGTTGAAGAAAAATTGCATTTCATTAGCAGAATTGAATGTGACATATGCGATATTTTGTATACCTTTATTTCCAATTCCACCCCAAGAATACGGAACAGTTCTACTTGCTACAGCTGGATCCAGGGTCAATTGGGCAGCGTTTACTAAATTCCTTGTCAATGTTAGATTATCAATCACAGTGTTTAATTCTGAGAGATTGCTTACCGAGACTTTTCCACTTATAGTGCTATATCCGACAAAATTGGCATTAGTTTGATGCTTGTTGATAGCATTGACATCATCTTCTAAATTTTGCCATTGCTGCTGTGTTATAAGTATGTTGCTATTATAATATAAAGCTACCTGAGATCCGGAAGAGACAATACTGGTAGTAGAGTTGCTGATAGATATAGTCCGGGTGGCTGTATTAATGGCAGTTACTGTGGTATTACTTACCACACCAGTGACGTTGACTATTTTTCCTATCTTGGCACCGGTTATACGAGATAATGTAAGACTATAGGAACCTGTTGAAACATCTCCGTTTACCCTAGAAGTAGAATAATCTCTCGTGTTGTCAACAGGGCTAGATAACAGAGTAGCACCATATCCATAATCTGGATTACTAGTTCCTGCGCCATAGGGATATCCATCTCCTAATACCGTTCGTACCTTAATCTGAACAGCATTGTAATCTGATGAATAAATTTGTGTGCCAACTGATGCCATAACGTATCCTTAGAAAGAAACTTTAGGATTATCTAGATCTACAAGTGTCCAAGTAGCATCGCCGTTTTCGTTGGTAATTTCTTGATTAACTGACACCCTATATGTGTCTACTATCTGTTGACTGATATCTAACACTAATTTTTTCATATCATCTTCTGTGTCACATGCGGTGTGCATGCCAGTTAACGGATTAAACACTTGATATTTTTCGTTCATTGTAATTATACTCCCATTTGCTCTAACATATATTTCCGATTCTTTTTGTTTATTAAGCCACCATGCCCAAAGAGATTGATTATTTCTTTTTAAAAAATCAACAGCTTGATCATATTCAATATTGACAATATTGTGTTCAAATATATAGCGATACATATCTAATGGTGTGTTGATCGCTTGTAAAAATTCTCTAGTTAAAATCATGATACATCTCCTGCCACCCGACCACCTCCGGGAGCTCCCCCTACCCAGGTTACAGTCCCACCCCGTGTGTTCACAGCTTTTCCTCCAACACCACCTGCAGATCCGCCCACTCCGTTATAGGACCCTGCCCCACCAGCTGCTCCCCAAGAGCCGCCACCGCCTGTAGCTATCGAGCCCGGAGTACCTGCGGTAGAGGAGCCATTGCCACCGGCATTAGAAACACCTGTTGGCACGAGACTTCCCCCAGATCCGCCGGTAGCTGAAAGATTGCTTAATGGACCACCCCATATTCCGCCGGAACCTCCGGCGCTACCACCAAATCCTGACGTCAAAGTTGTTCCACTAGGTCCAGATAGATTATTAGCTGCTAACGCTACCCTTCCGCCACCGCCTCCGGACGGTGCTGATGCCCCACTACCGCCGTTCTGTCCTGATGCTCCTGGCAACACAAGAGCAAATGTAGCATTAGTAGAAGTTCCTGCCGGAGATATTGCTATAGCGTTAGCTAGATACTCTGCACTGCTGTAGCCAGCCCCACCTCGTCCACCGCCAGCACCTCCACCTCCCCCGCCAATATGGTAATCACTAGAATTTACTGTTCCATATCCTGCTGCTCCACCGCCACCACCACCACCCAAAACATATCCGTTAGTGTTATTGATAGTGATCCCACCAGTCGATCCGTTTGTATCGATTGCTAGTCCCCCGGCCTGTCCTGTATTCGTATTTCCGCTTTCATCTGGAAGTACAGCACCGCCATTGCCTCCCTTGCCCATTATGTATCCACTATTGGTTACACTTATCGAGCCACCACGGCCACCCATACTGAGAAAACTTAACCCAGCAACAGTGCGATCATTAGACCAAAGGTATACATTACCGCCTACAGTTATTGCGGCATTTACGTTCGCCGGATTTCCTCCGTGTGCAACTACCATATAATATAAATTATAATTCTGTATATTTTTTGTGATAGAATGTGTGAAAGCGAGGCCGGTGGTATCGTATTGCGGAATTGGACCCGGATTAGCCCCTGTAAATCCGCCTTGTTTGGTTTGACTACTTAATGTAAATTGGCCAGCATATGCATCGGGCTGTATACCGGTAAATGCTCCGCTCGATCTAGTCCAACTGATCTCATACCCTGCTCCGAAGGCCACAAAATCTGCGGGACTTCCTCCCTTTGCCACGTGACCGTCTGTGAATCTTAGCCTAAAAGCTAAAAAATTCTCAAAGCGTATCGCAGATACCTGCACGGTATTATCTGCGTATGTGGCATTAGCAGAAGTGTAACTAGCGATCTGAGTCATAGCAGTGGTACTCATGCTGGAAAATACATTTAAATCTATATTCAGTGTTACATCGGCCAGTAGTGTGTTCCAGGAAGTATCTTGCGAAGTAGCAGTTCCAGGTCCTATCCCTTGTATGCTAATGAGGCTGCCTTGATTGAAAAAATATTGCATTTCTGCATTAGATTTAAAGTAAACATGAGCGAAACTGGTTACATATGAATTGCCTTGCCCCCATACTGCGCCCACAGTAACTCGGCCGGTGGAAGGGACAGGATCCTGTGTTCGCTGAGCGGCATTTACTGCGTTCTTGTTGGCCAAAATGTTATCAGCGTATCCATCTAATGTGTTAAGATCAATGTAACTAATATTACTCTGTAAACTAACAGATATTCCAGCATTAGTTTGATGTCTATAGGCTTTGTCCACATCTGTAACTAAGTTAAGCCACTGTTGGTCGTCGACCAGGTCACTGGGATTCACCAGGCTGGATGCCATCGTCTGTCCCCATCCATATCTTGCGTTGGTAGTTCCAATGGCATTCGTCATAGGACCATAGGGATAGCCGTCTCCTAGTACCTGCCTTACTTTGATCTGTACTGCGTTATAATCTGATCCGTAAACGATCGAACCTACACTGGCCATTTAATATACTCCATTAACACGATATTTATTAGATTCTAAAGCTCTCACCGCAGCCACAACGATCTCGTTCATTAGGATTGACAAAATCAAAACCTTCGTTGAGTCCATTTCTTCTATAATCTACTGTCATTCCGTTGAGGTAAACTTCGTGTTTAGCATCAACGATAACTAAAAATTTATTTTGAGCGTAGTTTATAGTTCCGGGTTCGTCCCGGTATTCGTCCACATATTCTAAAACATAGGCCAGTCCACTACATCCTGTGGTTTTTACACCAATCCTGATACCCACTCCGCGCCCTCGTTTTTCAATGCTTTGTAGAATTTTACGAGCCGCTTGCTCTGTTATCGTGATCATGTTAGTATTTAAGCTATAAATAGTAGACAATGGCATATTCAGATAAAGTAATCGATCACTACGAAAATCCACGCAATGTTGGGTCGTTCCCAAAAGACGAGGAAGGTATCGGCACAGGTATGGTGGGAGCACCAGCCTGCGGTGATGTAATGAAACTACAAATAAAGGTAGACAAAGATGGTATTATTAGAGATGCTCGTTTCAAGACATATGGATGCGGATCTGCAATCGCTTCCTCCTCGCTGGTCACAGAGTGGGTCAAGGGCATGCACATCGATCAAGCGGCAGTTCTTAAAAACAGTGACATCGCCGAGGAGTTGGTTCTTCCGCCTGTTAAAATACACTGTTCAATACTGGCAGAAGACGCCATCAAAGCCGCAATAGCAGACTATAAGACAAAAAATGAATATTGAAATAACTGAAAACTGTACCGCCAAAGTACAGGACCTCATCGCAGAAGAAAACAATCCGGATTTAAAACTCCGAGTATTTGTACAAGGCGGCGGCTGTTCCGGAATGAGTTATGGATTTACTTTTGACGAAGTTGTTAACGAAGATGATTTCGAAATCGAACGTGGCGGAGTACGATTCCTGATAGATTCGATAAGCAGTCAATACCTAACTGATTCCAAAATTGATTATGTAGATGATCTCCACGGATCCCAATTTGTTATCCAAAATCCAAACGCACAAACTACTTGCGGGTGTGGCAGTAGCTTTTCAATCTGATTGACAACAGTGGTAAAATCTGTTATACTATTGGCATAGTTAAACAATTGGAGAGAATATGAGTAACTGTGCCGCTATCATTCGTATTTTAGAAGACCACCCTAGTCGCCTAAACAAAGAAGACATAATCAAATCTGAAGCCCAAATGGCTAATACAGAATTGTTCGAAGGTTTCCGAATGGCCCTTGACGGTCTATACACATTTGGTGTTAAGAAAGTACCAACGCACGGAGGCCCCGATGGACAGGGACTGCCCTGGGAAGCATTTAAAGAGTTGGCTCATTTGTTGTATACTAGACAACTTACTGGACATGATGCTCGTGATGCTATTGAACTGGCCCTCAGCGCCAGCACACAGAGCCAATGGAACGATTGGTATCGTCGCATACTGATCAAAGACCTACGTTGTGGTGTTAGCGAAAAAACGGTTAACAAAGTACTGAAAGAATTCCCTACTATCACTCCTGTTCCTGTATTTGACTGTATGTTGGCACACGACGGCGCCAATCATGAAAAGAAAATCGCAGGCAAGAAACTGCTGGAACCTAAACTGGACGGTGTCCGTGTATTGACCATCATCAATCGCGACAATCGCACTGTCACGCAGTATAGTCGCAATGGCAAAGAACTCGAAAACTTTACACACATCACAGATGGACTGAAACAGTTCATTGACAGCTTTGATCGTAATATGGTGCTTGACGGGGAGATCATCAGCACCAGCTTCCAAGCATTGATGAAACAGGTACATCGTAAAGATGATGTCAAAGCTAGCGATGCTGTGCTCATGCTGTTTGACATTATCCCATTGAGCGAATTCCAAAAAGGCGCAAGTGCTTTGGGACAACGCCGCCGTAGCAACCTGCTGAAAACTTTCAAACCCGTGTTTGATCAAGTTGGCAATATCGGTATCGTTCCGCAAACAGAAGTAGACCTTGCTGGATATGTAGGAGAGCTACAGTTCATCCAATTCAATAAAGAAGCTATCGAAAACGGATACGAAGGCATTATGATCAAAGATATCGATGCCAAATACGAATGTAAACGATCAGTTAGCTGGCTCAAGCAAAAGCCATTTATTGAAGTTAGCCTTACTGTGCTGGAAACAGAAGAAGGCACGGGACGCAATGAGGGCAAGATGGGCGCTTTGGTCTGCGAAGGCACAGAAGATGGTAAATTGATCAAAGTTAATGTTGGTTCTGGATTTAGTGATCAAGATCGCGATGACTTTTGGTCATGTCGAGTAGATGGACAAGTCGTAGAAGTACGTGCCGATGCTATCACACAAAATCAAGACGGTACATATAGTTTGCGGTTTCCTCGATTTTTGAGATTCCGTGGATTTGCCGCAGGTGAAAAGATTTAATAAGGAGAAACTTTGTAAGTGTCTAAAGAAGATTTAATAACATCGGAAGGTGTTGTAGAAGAAGTGTTACCCAACGCAATGTTCAGGGTAAAGATCGCCCAGGGTCCTATATTGCTAGGGCACATATCAGGTAGAATGCGTCAAAATCGAATACAGATCCTAGCAGGGGATAAGGTAAGGATTGAGATGTCGCCGTATGATCTTACAAAATGCCGAATTACCTATAGAGAACGGTAAAATTCAGAAGACAAAAAAATAGCACCTTTCGGTGCTATTCTTTATTGATCAATACCTAAGTATGCCGCCCAACTAGGATGTCCTAATTCAAACGACATCTTTTTACGTTGTTCTACCAACTGGTAGTAGTTCGGTCGCACAGGCATCTTCTTTGGCTTGATCTTATGATTGTTACCTTTGCGGGCGTTACAATCAGCACAAGCACAAACAGAGTTTTCAAAAGTGGTCTTACCTCCCAGGCTAGTAGGCAGTATGTGATCCAATGTGGCCGTTTTACGGTTAACATTGATTTCACAGTAAGCACACTTATAGCCGTCACGTAGAAATACATTCTGTTTGCTGAAGCGAATGGACGATTTCTTCTTCATGAATTCTTTAACCATGATAACGGCCGGTACTGGTGTTTCCCAACGTGCTGATCTCACGATCCAATCTTCGTGCCACTCTAATACATGAGCCTTGTCCAGGACCATGTATTTGATAGCCTCTTGCCAAGAGATAACACTCAATGGCAACATTGAAACTGGGTTTCCGTCTGTGTTTAATACTAGTGTTGTCATACGAATATTTATCGAGTAGTTACATATCGATAATTATAACATAAGGAACGCAAATGAGCAAGAAGATTTTGATCACAGGACATCAAGGATGGATTGGCAGTAATTTGATTAAATTGCTCGATCAAAATGGTATAGCATGGATTGGTATCGATAAAAAGAGCGGCAGTGATCTTAGTCTAGATATGAGTTCAATTTGGTCTAGAATAGATGATTTTGAAACGATAGTGCATCTCGCCGCCACTCCTAGGATTCCCGCCAGTTGGCTACTGGCAGACCATTACAGGATCAATAATGTCGGTGTTACAGACAAGCTGGCCAACTTATGTGCTGCCAAAAACAAATATCTAATCTTTGCCAGTTCAAGTTCAGTCTGCGGAAATGGTGACGGACCCTTAAATCCCTACAGCTGGACCAAACTGGCTGGAGAACAGAGCATTGAGATGTATGGAAGATCTAAGAGATTAAATTATACTATCCTAAGATTGTTTACCAATTACGGAGAGGATGATCCTAGCGGATTAGTCATAGGCAAGTGGATTGACCATGAACGCCGGGGAGAATTTATCACCTTACGTGGTACCGGCGAGCAAAGCAGAGACTTCATACATGTATCAGACACAGCACAGGCTATATTGGATACTATTTTAACGAGACCGTATGGTAAAAAATTAGACATAGGCACGGGCAAAAGCTACAAATTGATAGATTTAACCCAACATTTTACTGTTCCCGTCATAGTCGAACCTGAATTAGAAGGATATGCTACTGCTACACAAGCCGATATCGCAGAAACACAGAAACATATTCCGTGGAAGGCCAAAATAGAATTAGTCGCATGGTTAAAGAGTCAGCTAATGAAATAAATACCATATGCCCATATTACTCATCAACACAGGTACCTCTGCAAATGCCGGAAACGGAGATAGCCTACGTGGTGCTTTTCAAAAAATCAACGTAAATTTTGCTTATCTTAGCACATTAACCAACACTGGAGGTAGTGGAACGAATGTTAGTATAGGCAATTTTAGTTTTGTCAATAACACTATCAGCACCACAATTACTAACCAAGATATCATATTAGACCCCAATGGTACTGGTAAAGTAAGATTTTTAAACACTCCTATACAATTTGATAATGGTAGTACTGGAAACATCGGTCAAGAAAGCCAAATATTGTACACAAAGGGAGGCGGAGCAAAGGTTGGCCTGGGACTAGATGCCACTAACAGTAGTCTAAGGATAGTGGGTGATGCTGTTTCTCTAGGTACGCTAGTTGATATGGGATTGTATAACGGCGTAGCTAACGCATGGGCTAGCAAGGTACTGGTAGATTATCAAGGTAACGTTACGACCATTGGTAAAGTAGTAGCACTCGGCGGCTTACAATTTAGTGACGGGTCTATACAGAATTCATCTAACCCTAGATTAACAGTTAGTTATATCACTTCATCAACAGTTACTGGTGTTATTAACAATATCACTACCATGCGGTTTGATACCGAGTCTGGATTTAGTTTAACTGACCTAGGTAGCGGCGCAGTCAAAGTTGGTATGAATAGTACTTTCAAATTTTGGGAAGTAAATGGTCAGAGCACATTGATAGCAGAAGGGTTAGATCGTATACAGTTCATAGCCGGCACGGGCATGACCATCGCTACCAACACAGGTACTAATCCAAAAAGCATAACATTTAGTTCATCAGGCGGCAGCGGAGCGAGTCTGGCCAATATCACCGCAACAGATACTACTCTTTATCCTAATACCACTACCAACGGTATCAGTATTTCTAATGTCTATTCAAATGCTAACGCCAGCTATTTAGGCATTCCTGCCCTAACTGACACAATTACCCCGTTAGTAATATCTAGCCCTAACGAAATACGTATCACTACCAAAGCGGGCAGCACAAATCCAATCACTATATCACCAAACGTAGATGGAACAGGACCGGGATATGTTTCAATAGGTAATACTAATTCTACTTCCACTGCTGGTCTATTTGCTTTTTCAGCGGCAGCCGGTGTTAATTTTTGGCCTAATATTACCATAGCGAAACTAACCGGCGGTGCCAATGCCGGTACGTTAGATATGTACACCTCTGGAAATAATAATATTTCTATGAGACCCGGTGGCACCGGTACAGTGGTAGTGGTCAGCACACTGACCGTACAAGGTAGCGTGGTTACTACAGTAGATGTTAGTGCCCAACAGAGAATACTATTCAGTGTAAATGCTGCTGGTACAGGAGCTTCGGCAACCAGCGCAACGTATGTTACCAGTGCTACTACACTAACAGTAACTAAACAGGTACATAAATTATCCAGTAGCGACTATTATCTACCTCCAGGTACAGAAGGACAGATAGTTTATTTCGTTCCTACTACAGGAGCAGTCACCAGCATAAGAATATGGTTCCAACGATGGAGATCTATGACCACTGGAACAGCCACAGAGATAGTAGGCATAGCTTGGTATCCATTCTCTGCTACCACCGGAGGATTCATTCCGGTCTACGCAATATATACAGACGGTGCTTGGACTACCAGCCACGGATACACAAGTTGAGATTATAAAAAATGACACATGTAAGAAAAATTAAAGCTGGTGGTGTTAATACAACCTGGCAAAATTTTGTCGGAGAAGTAGGCACACTATTCTATGATCATACATTGGGAAATCTAAGACTCAGTGATGGTCATACCCCCGGTGGTGTCGCTCCTACTATAGATAGATTAACTAGCGGATTGAATTCTATCAGTATTAATGCCGGCGGACACTTATTACCAAGTGGTGATTCAATAAACGATTTAGGAAGCACCTCGAGTCAATGGCGTAGTCTATATGTCAGCACAAATACGATCTTTATCGGAGGAATTAGTGTTGGAGTTTCTACATCAGGAGCATTAGTAGTTGGAGGAGGAGTTGTTGTAAGTGGGTTTACCGGAACTGCGGTAACTAGTTCGATTAATACTTCTACCGGTTTAGTCACGTTGACATTTAACACGGCAACTATGGTGGCCAGCGCAGTAACCGCTACAGGATTGGGACCAAACGTCATAACGATCAGCAATACCAGTTCAGCAACTTCTAGTACATCGGGTGCCTTACGAGTGTCGGGAGGAGTTGGTGTAGTTGGCAGCGTGTATGCCGGTGCTGTATACTCAAATGGTTATGCTGTATCAACATCTACTACTATACAACTCAATGGTGCCACGCTAGGTTCTCCTACTATTATTAATTTTGCCACTGGTACAACTGCTAGTATAGTAGGTAGTACAGTTACAGTACAGGCCACCGTATTCAATACAGCTACACTAGTTGCCAATGCAGTTAGTGCCGATACAGCCACTATCGCACAAAGCGTCGTTGGTGGTATTGGAGTTGCTTCACTAACGGCAGGTACTGGTACTTTCATTAGTACATCAACCGGTGCTGTGACTATATGGGTTAATACTGCTAGTGGAGGTACTATATTCAATACCGGCACCCTAGTAGCACTAGCAGTTACTAGTACATTTGCTCAATCATTTAATACAAGTACATTAGTAGCATTGGCAGTTACAAGTACATTTGCTCAAAGTTTCAACACGGCCACATTGGTTAACACAGCGATTAATGCCACAACATCAAGTTATGCCACAACGGCTACATTTGCTCAGAGTTTCAACACGGCCACATTGGTATCACTGGCAGTTACAAGTACATTTGCTCAGAGTTTCAACACGGCCACATTGGTATCACTGGCAGTTACAAGTACATTTGCTCAGAG